AAATCCACGAAAGGCAACGTAACTTACTTAGGTAATCCTTATCAGTTATATTGGAATGACTATGGAGACCCTAGAGGATTCCATAGCTTTGAAACAGATACCTTTGAAATGGAGTTCATCAAGAATCCATATGAGATCTTCTCTAAGATATACTGGAATGATGATACAGAGATAGAACCAAAGAATTATAGAGGACAATACGTTAAGGTTATAGTAGAACAGAAAACTAACTACGTTCGATTTGAACATATGCTAAACTCATTATATGATGAGGGTGCATTAGACGTTAGTGTTATAGAGAAGGTTGGAGTCTTTGAGGATCCACAGGCAAATGATATCGACGTTAAAGATACCTTGTCATTACTAGATGAATACCTAGATGACGTGGACGTTAATGTAGATAAAACCGACCTTAAGAAATTAATGAAATCACTATATATTGAAAGTTGTGAAGCTGTATAATGTTCATCATCACACTACAAGGAATGGGCAAGGAGGGGGCTTATGCTGTCCGTGACGAAGTGGATGAAAATGTTTTGTATCTCTTTGTTGACAAAGACGACGCAATGCGGTATGCTACACTTCTAGAGGCAGAAGAGGATTTTCCTCCTATGGCTATCACTGAAGTTGAAGACCGTCAGGTCATTGCCACGTGTGAGCAAACTAATTCCAAGTATAGTATCATCACACCTGATGAACTTGTTATTCCCCCTGTGATACCTGATGATCCAATTCCAGAAAATACGATGGAAAAACCTTCTTAGTACAGGTGACACCTTTACTGAGATTGATATCACAACACACAAAACTAATTTAATTATAGGTAGCAATGGAGCAGGTAAGAGTACTGTCCTTGATGCCTTTACTTTTGGCTTGTTCGGAAAACCATTTAGGAAGATCAGCAAATCACAACTTGTCAATAGTGTAAACGATAAAGGTACTGTAGTAGAAGTAGAATTTCAGATAGGTCAGAGACGCTATCATATTAAACGTGGTATCAAACCAAACTTCTTTGAGATTTGGGAGAATGGTAAGATGCTTGATCAGGACTCGAAGGTAGTAGATCAACAGAAGACACTTGAGAAACAAATATTAAAACTTAATTACAAATCATTTACTCAGATCGTTGTACTTGGATCATCAACATTTGTTCCATTTATGAGATTACCTGGTGCTCAACGTAGAGAAATCATAGAAGATCTCCTAGATATAAATGTCTTCTCTTCTATGAATGAGATCCTGAAAGTCAGGTTGAAAGAGATAAGGGATGCTGTGCAGGTGCACGAACTAAACGCTCAAAGCGTTAAGGAGAAGATCACTCTACAAGAAGGGTTCATTACACAACTAGAATCAAAACAAAAATCTCAGTTAAAGAATATCTTAGATGAACAGAATAAATGCGTAGCTAAGATAGCAGAAGCGAATGCTATGATAGCAGATCTCAATGATGAGATCGCAGAACTGAATGACCCAGAGAAAGTTAAGAATCAATTATGTACTGTATCACAGAAACTAACTAGTAAAAAGAATAAACTAAACAAGGACAAGGGATTCTATATCAGAAATGATTCCTGTCCTACCTGTAAGCAATCTATAACAGAGGAGTTGAAACGTGACAGAATCAAGGAACTCGATGAAAAGATCGGAGAGATCGAAACGGCTTTTCAAGATATCGATAAGCGTCTTACTGAAGTTGTTTCACCGTTAGAAAAATTACGTGAACTGAGTGGTGAGATATCTAAGCAGATACAAATCACACATACACAGAACGGTACCATAAAAGCATTAACTGCACAACAGAAAGATCTGGAAGCTAGTGGCTCTTCTATAGACGTAGAAGCTACCAAACTGCTTGAAATGCAAGAGGATTTAAGGTCTGTCACCTTGTCACTTGTAGAATCCAAAAAGAGTTTGGATGTACATATGACAGCTAGTCTGCTGTTGAGAGACTCAGGTATTAAAACAAGAATCATTAAGAAGTACTTACCTGTGATGAATAAACTCATCAACCAGTACTTAAATAAGTTACAATTCTACTGTAACTTCACATTAGATGAAGAGTTTAAGGAAGTATTGAAGTCTAGATACATTGATGAGTTCTCATATGAAAATTTTTCAGAGGGTGAGAAAGCACGTATTGATATCAGTTTGTTGCTAACTTGGCGATCCATTGCTAAACTAAAGAACAGCGTTGACACCAACCTCCTTATCCTTGACGAGATCTTTGATGGATCACTTGACACAGTAGGGTCAGATGAGTTATCATTCATCCTCAGAACGTTTAACGATAAGTCAAACGTGTTTGTTATCTCGCACCGTGATAACTTGACAGACAAATTTATGCGGGTACTACAGTTCTCCAAACCACAAAACTTCTCACATCTTGAGATCAAAGAATCTGGTGGTCCCGATTCACTTACAATAGAGTCCTAATGCAGAAACAAATTTCAGAACAGGTTAAATCAGAACTAGCAGAAGCACAGAAGCATTTGCGAGAAGCACTTGCCTTTGCTGCTAGAACCGAAAGTCCATTCCTCATCAAGCACGTTAGCGAGATGGTGTTCAACATTGAGCATATACAGGAACTGGATGACATTCTATTTTCAATTAAGTCGGAGGATCTAATTAATGACCGTTAAATCATTCACTAAGATAGATAAGAAAGGTCGAGAAGAAACGTGGAGTTGGGAAGAGACTCCCGAAGTACTAGCCGCACTGGAGGCACTCAATGAAAGTTCCAAACTGGCAGCATCATTCAAAGAAAGAAAAGAAACGCCACCTTAAACCACAGGCACTGCGTCAAGCGAGAGCAAGACGTAGACAGTTGATAAAGTGTCTACTTAACCCTCCCAAGCGGAGGGTTTCTTCGTATAATAAGGACATAAGAAACAAACACCCCAATGCCAGATTCATCACATTACGAAGTTAAAGGTAACCTTGCTAGACTACTAGCTACTGAAAACCTTATTGTCCAACACAAGACTGTGGACACAGCATCGTTCGATGTGCAGAAGAGAATCTTGACACTTCCTATCTGGAAAGGACTAACAAATACAATCTATGATCTTCTTGTAGGACACGAAGTAGGACACGCATTATACACACCTAATGTAGACCTTAGTTCAACTGGTGTACCACAAGGATACTTAAACATCACAGAGGACGTACGTATTGAGAAGTTAATGAAGCGTAAGTTTCCTGGTTTACGTAAGTCTTTCTTTGAAGGTTATAAGCAATTAAATGATCAAGACTTCTTTAGTGTTTGGGAGAAAGATCTTGAAGAGTTTACTATGGCAGATAGAGTGAATCTTCATTTCAAGATTGGAAACTATGTTGACATTCCTTTCAATGAAGTTGAGCAAGCAATCGTAGATCAGATAGCACAAGTAGAAACTTTTGAGGATGCTATAGAGGCAGCAAGAGTGCTCTGGAACTACAGAAAGGATGTAGAGCAACAAGCAGAGACCCAACAGATGCCACAAGCGAACACAGACGGTGTTAGTGATGGTTCTCAACCTGGTAGTGACTGGGGTGAAGGAGATGATGGTGAAGAGAGTGATGAAGAAGGAGATGATGGTTTTAAAACTAAGTCTGAGGATGGTGAAGGTAGTGGTGATGATACTGATGGTGGTACAGGATTTGATGAGGGTGATGGAGACGCACCTAAGGATCTCAGCACTGTTGAATCACTAGAGTCTAAGTTGAGAGATCTAACTTCAACTAACACTTATGAGGAACTTGATGTTATTGAAATCAAACCAAGTAAGTATGAGAAGATTGTTGTTTCTAACAAAGTCTTTATGGACAGATGTGCAGAGCATTATGCTTCTCTGACTGAGAAAAACGAGGAGTATGGATTTGATCCTGTAGGGGTTGCCGATCAAGAGTTCGACAAGTATCGTAAGGAAGCAGCAAGAGAAGTTAGCTACCTTGTTAAAGAGTTTGAGTGTAAGAAATCTGCTGCTGCTTATGCACGTGCATCTACTGCAAAGACTGGTGTTTTGAACACTTCTATGCTACATACTTACAAGTACAATGAAGATCTATTCAAGAGAGTAACAATTATACCTGATGGTAAGAACCACGGTCTAATTGCACTTGTTGACTGGTCAGGATCTATTGGTGAAGTATGCTTTAATATGGTAAAGCAACTTCTAAATATTGCGTGGTTCTGTAAGAAAGCACAGATTCCATTCAATGCATACCTATTCACTACCGAGTGGCCATCCGATGAAAGACCCGACAGATCCACCCCTTACAAATATTCCTTTGGAGATCACTTTAATCTTATTAATGTGCTTACCACCGACACTACTGGCAATGAGTTTGAACAACAGTTAAAGTATATGTTCCGTTTGGGTGCATACTACTCTAGCTACTGCCACGGTGAAGTGTTCCAATACTCACGTTGTCTTAGTTATCCAATTGGTTTATACTTAGGTGGTACACCACTTTCGGATGCTATCGTATCAATGCATACTGTCATCCCTTACTTCAAGAAGAAGTATGGTGTTGAAAAATTAAATGTTATCGTATTATCTGATGGAGAATCCCACGCAGGAGTCTACACGACTGACAAAGAACATTACAGGGATGAAGAACTTCTTACACGAACAGTGGAGCATCGTACTGCTCTTAGGAATAATCGTACGGGGCGTGTTTTTAGTCGTTTTTCAAATAATTATATGGAGAATCTTGGTATCCTTGTACGAGATCTTAAAGAGTCGTTTCCTGAATCCAACTTTGTTAGTTTCAGACTTATCGAATCTAGGGATGTTGCTTACTGGCTTCGTAATGCATCTTACTTATGCACCGACTGGATGGAGCGTGGAATTTCCAGAGATGAAATTAAAGCAAAACTTAGAAGAGACAAGTCCTTAATCGTTAAGAAGTCTCTTGGCTATGATGAGTTGTACCTAATGCCAAACAAAAACTTAGGACTCAATACTGAGTTTGAAGTTGATGAAGGAGCATCTAAAGCAAAGATCAAAGCTGCTTTCAAGAAGTCTCTTGGTAACAAGAGTGTCAACAAAAAGATCCTATCATCTTTTGTAGATATGGTCAGTTGACAAACTGGTACACTGGGGGTTCCCACCCCCAATTCTTGTACTATAATAAGTACATACAAAACAATTAATCCTCTTAAATCTAATGACCGTAGTTTCCGATCTCCGTGACCAGTATGGTAATCAAATTACCGCTACTGAAGTTAAAAAATATGCTAGAAAGATTGGACTTGGTTATCGTGCAATCACTAACAGACTAAGTGCTTACAAAGTAAAGCGTGGCACTTGGGATCTAACAGTGAAGGAAGCACTAGAGAAGACCTACAGCAAACCAGCAGCAGCACCTGCTGTAGAGCAGAACTTAGTTCCAGATGTAGATGCTAACTTTGTCCCTTTCGGCAATTTCAATCGTCTTAAGAAGATCCTTAAATCTGGTATCTTCTATCCCACATTCATCACTGGTCTATCAGGTAATGGTAAGACCTTCGGTGTAGAACAAGCAGCAGCACAACTCAAGCGTGACTTGATTAGAGTTAACATTACGATAGAGACAGATGAAGACGATCTTATTGGTGGGTTTCGCCTTGTTAATGGCGAGACGGTATGGCACAACGGTCCAGTCATCGAAGCACTCGAAAAAGGAGCAGTCCTACTTTTGGATGAAGTGGACCTTGCATCTAATAAGATACTTTGTCTTCAGTCCATCCTCGAAGGGAAGGGAGTCTTCCTCAAGAAGATAGGTAAGTACATTCAACCTGCTGATGGATTCACAGTTATAGCTACTGCTAACACTAAGGGTAAAGGATCTGAGGATGGTAGATTCATTGGTACTAACGTATTGAATGAAGCATTCCTTGAGAGATTCGCTTTGACCTTTGAGCAAGAGTATCCTTCAGTTCAGATAGAGCAGAAGATCCTTAACAAGATATGTAAGGATGTTGACTACTGCAAGAAACTTGCTGACTGGGCAGACATCATTCGTAAGACATTCTACGATGGTGGTATCGATGAGGTGATCAGTACACGTAGACTTGTACACATCACTAAGGCATTCTCTATCTTTGGTGATCGTCTAGAAGCAGTACAACTTTGCTTGAACCGTTTCGATGATGAGACCAAGCAAGCATTCTTAGACCTTTACAGTAAGGTTGATGACAAGGTTGACCTTCCTGTAGACGAGGGAGAATCACCTGTGGAAGTACATTCAGACAAAGTGGTTGCAATTAGGTAACCACTCTGTTATACTGGTAGAAAACTACCACGTATATGAACAAGTACAATGAAGATGAACTTCTGGAAGAAGTCAAATCTTACATTCACAACACGTACCGAGGTCATTACAGTCCAGGTGGGGTTCAGACGTTGGATCTCATCGATTCGGTAGGTGACGCTGAGGCATTCTGTAGGAGTAACATCCTAAAGTATGCCTCTCGCTACGATCGAAAGGGTTCAGCACGTAAGGACATCGTAAAGATTGCCCACTATGCTATACTCTTACTCCATTTCAATGATAAGACGGCACGTGCCCAATCTATCAATGATGGAACTACATCATTCTCAGTTGATTACGACAAATGACCGCAGTCACATTATCAAAGACTACACTAGCCATTCTTAAAAACTTTGCTACGATCAATACGAGTATCGTAGTAAAGACTGGTAATGTTCTTAAGACTATCAGCAATGCAGAAAACATTCTGGCATCTGCTAAGGTAGAGGAGACATTCCCAATCGACTTTGCCATCTATGACTTAAACCAGTTTATTGCTGGTCTCCTGTTGTTTGATGATCCCGTATTACACTTTGATAATCCTAA